AGTAGAAAATTAGATCAAAACTTTTTTAATTATTTTGGTGTTACAGTAAAAACAAAAACTAAAGGTTTTCACTTAGATAGTGGTGTTAGTGGTAATGAGTAGAAAATTAGATCAAAACTTTTTTAATTATTTTGGTGTTACAGTAAAAACAAAAACTAAAGGTTTTCACTTAGATAGTGGTGTTAGTGGTAATGTTTATGATGAGTTAGGTGAATTTGAAAATGGTGTAGCTCAATTAAGAACCGTATCTGATATTACAGATGAAAATAATCCATATTCAAATGTGAGAGCAAGAAAATTTACATTTGTTCCTTATGGCGGTTTTGATGGTTGGGATATTCATTCTAATGAAAGAACTCATGGTGATAATTATAGGAAAGGTGGAGTTTTTGATGGTGTTGAATTAGGTGAAACACCATATAATGATTTTCAAGCTTGGGAAAAAGCAATTCAAACTTTTGCTAATCCTGAAGATGTTACAATTAATATTTTTGCAACACCAGGTATAAATTGGAGTGATAACAATATTTTAGTTAAAAATACTTTAAATATGATTGAAAGAGAAAGAACTGATTCTCTTTATATTATTGATGCGCCTGATATTGACCCTAATAATTTTACTATTGGTGATAATGAAAGGTTGGATACTGCAATATCAAAAGAAATTGTTAATTTATTAGATGTTGCAAATATTGATAGTAATTATGCTGCAACATATTATCCTTATATTCAATTGAGAGATAATGATAATAATGTAAATATTTGGTTGCCGCCAACTGGTGAAGTTGTTAAATCAATGGCTTATACTGACAACACTAAATTTCCTTGGTTTGCACCTGCTGGTTTACAAAGAGGTGTTACATCAGCAATTAGAACTAGATTTAAACTTTCATTAGATGCAAGAGATATTTTATATGCTGGTAGAATTAATCCATTAGCAGAATTTGCAAATACTGGTACTGCAATTTTTGGACAAAAAACATTGCAAGTTGCAGAGAATGCTCTTGATAGAATTAATGTTAGAAGATTGTTGTTAGAATTAAAAGTGTTAATTTCAAATATTTCTACAAGATTATTGTTTGAACAAAATGATGATACGACAATAGATCAATTTATTGATAAAACAAAACCAATACTTCAAAGAGTACAAAGAGAAAGAGGTTTATATGATTTCAGAATTGTTATGGATGATAGTAATAATACACCTGAAAGTAGAGATAGAAATGAGTTGTATGGAGAAATTTATATCAAACCAACAGCATCTTTAGAATTTATTGGTATAGGTTTTACATTAACACCATCTGGTGCATCATTTGATGAAGTAATGTCATAATTTTTTAATTTTATTATTTTAAAAAACCTATAATTTAATTAAATTATAGGTTTTTTTATTAAAATCAACTATTTATATATAAATAAATTAATATGGAAGAATTAGATGATTTTAATAATGAATTAGAGNGTTATGATGGAACTCCACCTGAAGCACCAATGGGTGATTTTAAAGATTCTTTTGAGGAATTAGAAAGAATGATTGATGAAAAATCAAATATAGAAAAAAAACAATCTGTTGATATGTCGTATCTTTATAAAACTAGAAATTATAGAAGGAGTGGAGAAATATCATTTAATGTGAAAACAAAATCAAACAAAATATCTAAATCACAAGAAAGAGTAAATAGAAAAATAAAATAAAAAACTATTTATATTAAAGTAAATAATTAAAAAAAAATAAAAACATAAATAAAATGAGTGATTTATTAACTGGTATACCTATGGATTATGAACCTAAAAGAACAAATAGGTTTTTCGCAGAATTTCCAGACGAAGTAGGTATTGAAATATGGAAAGTAAGAAAATTTGATAGACCAAAGGCAGACATAAATGTTGTTGAAATTCCTTGGATAAATGAAACCAACTATGTTAATGGTAAATATAAATGGAATCCAGTTACTATTGAATTTATGGATACGATTGGTCCATCTACAAGTCAGCAAATTATGGAATGGTTTAGGTTGCATGCTGAAAGTTTAACTGGTAGAATGGGTTATAAAGCTGGTAGTGCTAAAAACATAATTTTAAAATCATTAGATCCTACTGGTGTTGTTGTTGAAAAATGGACTTTAGAACAATGTATTATAACAAATGTTGATTTTGGTAGTAATGATATGGCTTCTGATGAAATTCAGATAATAACTGTAACAGTACAACCTTATAGGTGTATATTAAACGTTTAAAAAAATTTATAAAAAAACCTTATATTTTTTATAAGGTTTTTTTTATTTTAATTTATAACAATATTTTTTTGTAATATGTTTTCAAAGTCAATTTTTTCTAAATCAAGAATAACACCACTTGGGTCTGCTACAACACTATGATATGGATGAATATGTTGCATTATAGCATTTTTAAAAACTTCTAATATTTTTACTAAAACATCACCCCTAACAGATGGATGACCAGTTTCAAATATTTTATTTTTATATTCATTATCTAAATCATAACTTCTAAATTTTGGTTTTCCATCATGGGATAGTAATGCTATTTTATCTGATATTATAATTGTTTCAGATTTTTCATTATTATTAAAATCTATTTTTATAATTGCTGGATTTATTTTATTTTTTTTATAAACATCACCATTAACATGTTTACCAACTCTTATTTCAGTAGAATTTTCTTTTAAAATAATATCATTATTTTTTCTACCAATAATTGCAACATCTTCATCTTCAGGGAAAACATCTTTTGCATCTGGATATGTATCAATAGATTTTTGTGGTTGAGTTACACCTAAATTTGTTGTTGATAAAGCTGTAAGAATACCATCGTATTCAATATTTTGTAATTGAGATATAACGCTACCAATCCATAATCTACCCCTTTGGGGGTATTTAGTATTTTCTAAAAAAATTCTAACAATTTCACCCTTCTTTGGTAAAACATGGAAAAATTTTGGTAATAATGGGTAAGCATCTGCTAAATTTTCATCTGAAATTAAATTATCTAATTCTGGTATTCTAACTTTAATACTACCACCTTTATAGTCATCATTTACAGAAATAACTTCACCCCAATAAATAAATCTATTTAAATTAGAATTAAAATCTTTATTTTCAAATGATTTATCATATGAAATTTTTCTTTTGTTATAATATTCATTCATTATTTAATTCTATTAGTTTTTCAATTAAATCAACATATTCTTTTTCTAAAGAATCTAATTGTATTTCTTCATTTTCTATTTGTTTTTTTAATGATTCTATTTCATCAATTTTTTTTAATAATGAAGATTTTAACTCGTTAAATTTTATTTCAATTTTTTTTATTTTATTTAATATTTGATATTTACCTTCCATATTTTATTTTATTGTATTACACCATATCCTTTTGTCATTGTTATTGTTGATCCTACTGTTGAAACAGGACCAGAAGGTGATGTCCCAGCAGCCACAACAGTGGTTCCAGGGGGTATGCCAACGCTAATTATTGCTTCTTCTTGAAGTGCTTTAATTATTTCTTCAACAACAATTCTCCACATAATTTCTTCTGGTGACACACCGCCTGAAGGTAAATTGCCAACAGGAAGTCCTGCTTCAGCTTTTCTACTGATAATTCTAGATGCAATTTTTGTTGGAGATAAACCACTTCTATTTTGAGAACCCAAAATTATTAATGGTGTTGGAATTGGTGGTGTTGGTGTTTTTACACTCAATACCTTTTGCAACCCATTTATAATACCTTCAATACTTTTATAATCCATATATACAAAATTATTTATTGTGAAAAACCAGTTAAACTTCTTAATATTCCAATATATTGATTTATTTTCTCTTTGACTATCATTTTCATGAAAGGTTTTATTAAATTATTTAACTCGCTTTTCACTAAATTAAATATATATTTATTAACAATTTCTTTTGTTTTTGTTGATATACAACCAATTGTTTTTTTATTATCTTCAATTATATTATCAACATTATTATTAATTTCACCATCAACAATAAACTGATTAATATAATTTATTATTAATGTTTTTGGATTTAAAAAAAATGATTTTGTTAATTCTAATTCAAATCCACTTATAATTTTTTTAGAAAAATTGTCTTTTGCTGTGTCATTATTATTAATATTAAATGATTTATCAAACAAATTAGAAAACTCATTTGAAATTATATTCTGGTCAACATTTTCACTATTTATATTATTTATTAAACTTGATAAATCATCAATTGTTATTGATGATTTATAAATACCACAACCTAAATCAATTTCGCTAACACCATTTTTTAATCGTTTTGAATTATTTTCAATATTTTCTAATTCACTTGGTGATATTGAAATTTCTTCTTCATTATTAATTTTTTCTATTTTTAATTTTANTATTAATTCTTTTGATATTTGATTTAAAGTTTTATTTTGTGATGAGGTTTTAATACCNAAAATACTATCAACAACATTAGTTATAAATTCATTTTTATCTATAATAATTCCATTAGTATATTCTTCATAAAAATTAAAAACAGTTTGATTTAGATTTACTGCACGAATGGATAAAGTATCACTTGAATCATCATAATTTACAATTATTTGATCAATAATTTTATCAGTATTAGGATTATTTATAGCATCATATAAATTATAATCAAAAGAGTTTATACCATATATAACATTACCAATATTACTATTTGGATCAGTCTTCAATTTATTAAAAATATCTATATATGATAATGGTAAAATTAAACCATTATTAAATGATGTTGAACTTAAAAATTTATTTGATAGTGGTGTTGTTAAATTATTTAATATTTGTTGTTGAATTTGTGGTTGTGCTTCATCAAATACATTACTAAATAAACCACCAATCAATTTAATAAATCCACCACTACCAATTAATACAAAAATTAAATCCAATAAAAATGATAAAGAGTCTTTTTTATTGTTCAATGATGATAAACTATCATTCGTTCTAACCTTTCTATCATTTTCATTGAAAGATTTAATAGAACTAATGGTATTAAAAATATTCTTTTTTCTACCTATTAAACTCATTTATTATCTTCTTTTATTTATTGCATTTTCAACCATTTCATATAACTCATCTCTTCTTGAATCAGATATTTCATCTTTACTATCATCAGAAGATTTTGTATTATCCTTATTAGTATAAACAATCTCCCTAAGAATTTTTAATAAAGCAATTTTTTTATCTTGTGATTTACCTTCTTCACTAATAAGTTTAATAATTTGATCACCCATAGCAGCAATCTCACCATTCTCCTTAATTTTTGCTTCCCACTTTGTTAATATTCTAACAATTCTAGTTCTAATGATATGTGTATCATTATAAATTTCTTGTAATAAATCATTTACACTATCTTCAGTAAATTTAATTTTTTTTCTTTTTGGTCTCATAGTTATTTAATTTTTTATAATATAATATACCCCATTATTATATGCGTGATGAACATCATCAATAACATCATAATTATTTATTAAAAATAATTCTTTTATTTTGTTGTTAATATTAAAATCAGAAGTTTTTCCAATACATAAATATTTNATATTTTTTATATATTTAAACATATACTTTTCAAAATCAAAAAAATTTAAAAAATTAGAATAATATCCAATATCAACAACATAATGAATATTCTTTGTTATATTTTTAGATTTATATGAAATAATACTATTAACTAGTTTAAAATCTATTATTTTATTATCTTCAGAAAAATCAAATAAATTAATACAATATATACCTAATTTTTCTTTAGATTTTTTCATTTCTATATTATTTATATCTTTTTTTTCGTGTTGAAATGATTCTAAAGGTATTATTAAATTTTTTATATTTTTAGTATATATTTTTCTTCTCATTTTTTTATAAAATAATATGCACCATTATCATATCCTTCATTATCACCTTCAAAAAACATATATTTATTGGAGAAAATATTTTGATATAACTTCTTATAAATTTTTAATTTTGAAGGTTTAGTATCTTTACCAATAACAAATATTTCTGTAACATATTCATTAATATAAGTTTTAATTAGATAAGTTAATCTATTAAATAATTCCAATTGTTCATTTTTATTGGTTTCTTTAGCATATTCATCATTTGTAATATTTGGATCATTTAAAACTCTATCTGTAAGAGTAAAACTAATATCAACAGTATTAATAAAATCATCAACAACATGATTTAAATCAATATAATCCTTTAATCTTTTACCATTATTCAATTTATTATAAATAAATGTTTCTGTTTCCATAAACTCAAGATCATATTGAGTCTCACTATTAGTTTTAAATCTAAATGTTACAACATCCCAATCCTCCACCCTTCTATTAATTACATTATATTTTGTTTTTAATGGATGATCAAATAATTCATTTAAATAATTGTTTAATTCTTCATTTATTAAATTATATAAATTCATTTATATTTCTTTATATATAAATAGTTGTAAATGTTAATTTTATTCATCAAACAAATTAGCTTTCTCTAAAAAATAAATATCACTATAAGGTTTCATTGCTTGTCTTATTTCTTTTGTGGATAATCTTGTTTGTTCTTTCATTAGAAGAAGTATTTTATTTTTTGCATATTTTTTCGATACATTATCTTGATAGTATTTTGAATCAGGTATATCTTCCAAAAATAAAATATCCCAATTTTTTAATATATTAATAATACTTTCACCAACTATAATTTCATCTTTCTTTAATGTTTTATCATTTATTAACACTTCTTCAATTTTTTTTATTACATTTGATAGTAGATAAATATAATTATCATTGTTATTTTCAGTAATCTCATACATATAATCATCTTTATTTTCAATTTCATCATAATAATCATCATATGGTAAATCTCTTAATAATTCTTTCCTAGATGTTTTACTATGTAATTTATAAAAATTTCTAACAATTGTTTGACAATAACTAAAAGCTTTAGGTTTTAACCCATTTTTTAATTTTTTATTTGGATTATATGTAACCATATTTTCAATAAGATGTGATAATGCATATTGCTGAACTTCTTCTAAAGAATAATTACCTAAATGAATTGGATATCTTTTTGATATTGATTCAATCATTATTCTAAATGGTTCTCTCAAATATTTTTCAAATATTTTATTTTTTTCAATTTCATCATCACAGTTAATATATCTAATTACTGCATCTTCTTGTTCACGTCCAAAATAAAATTTTTTCTGTTTTTTCTTTCTCCCCATTTTTTATATAAACTATTCATATAATATTATTTATAATAAGGTTATATATAATATTATATATAACCTTATATTTAATTAAACTTCTTTTACTATATCTCTATCATTATTAAAAAAATACTCTTTCTTTGCAGTTTCAAACCAAAATTTTCTATCAACTACAGACATATTTATCATATAATTTTTAAACAAACTGCCATCTCTATCTTTTACATGTTTACAACCAATTTTGGGAATAACAAAAATTTTATATCCACTATTCAATACTCTTAATAAAAATTCATAAACAAAAGACAACTCAATCTTAGTTTTCAACATACCAACATTTTTAAATATTTTAGTATTAATAAATGCACCACTAATACTAAAATCACTAAATTGAATTAATTGTTCAACATTTAAAAAACCTAAATCAGATGTTTTATCATTAAATTGCCTAGACCAAGCCATTTCATTTGTTAGATTAATAGGTTTATTATCTTCGTTAACATTAATTAAAATGTTTAAAAATATACCTATATCACCCATTTCCATTAAATATTTATCAGATCTATATAAATAGTTTTCATTCAATTCATCATCAAATTCTAAAAACATAAAATATTTTGTAGTTATATATTTTGATGCAAAATTCATTTGTCCTTGAAAACTACTATCTCCTTCATTTTTAATAATTTCTAAATTTATTTTTGGAAATTCGGTTTCACTAATAAATTTATTTATTCCATCAAATGCTCTAACACTAGAAACAATTAAAACACTTGGTTTATATTTAATTTTCTTTTGATTATCTACACTTTTTAATGATATTGTTAAATATTTTTTAACATTATCATTAAATTCATGTACTGGAATTATTATAGTATAATTATTTTTCATCTTCTTCTAATTTTTTAATTTGTTCTTCTAAAATTATCATTCTCTTATTTAATAAATCTGAATATATTTCAACAATTTGTTTTTCACTATTTTCCTGAGTATATTTATCATCAAAATAATCAAACTCTTTAATAATCTTATCCATTAATTTAGTATCTTCAAGATAATTATTAATTGCATTTGCAATCATATCAGGAATTTCATAAATATTATTACTCCAATATCCAAAAGTTTTATCTTCAACATCTAAATATTCTGGAAATATATCAGGAATAATACCAATTGGAATTGTTTTACATTTCATACATTCTAATGGGAATGTTCCAAAACTAGATATTTTATCAATCCAAATAGCTGCGAAAGATTTATCTAATTTTTCAGCAAAATCTTTTCTTGATAATTGTTTAGTTGTATCATTTTCATAAACCATACCATCAAAAGAAATCCAACTATATTGAGGATACTTTAAATAAAACATTTTAACTACTTTAGTAATATCATTCTGATTTCTATATACTATGGGAATAGTAGGAATTTTATTTACCACCTTATTTTTAAAATAACTTGGGATACCAATATCATAAGTATAATAATTATAATTATTACCCATCACACTACTAACAAGATTTTTAACTCTCTTAGATGTAGTAATAATATTATTCACCCCAAATTGTTTCCATGTACCTCCAGGTAGTAAAGCATTTAACATATAATCAACGGACTGTAATAAACCAACTCTAATTGAGGGAATATTTTTAGTTTGTTCAAATACATTAGTTAAAATTTCAGGTATTACGACAACATCATCAACACCCACTTTTAATTTAACTTCTGATGCTAATTCAATATCAACATCTAAAATTTCATCTTCAATCCAATAAGGTTTTTCTTTATTATCACCATCAACTAAAATTTTGACATCATATCCCTCCTTTTTCATTATATGAGCATGAAAAAATATTTCATATATTGATGCAGCAGGTTCAGTTATTTCAGGAATAAAGAATAAAAATTTATTTTTTTTATTCTTTATATTATTAATATTTTCTTTTAATTTATTTATATCCATATTATTCTATTAATTTATTAAATTTTTCATCTTTAATTAAATCATATAAGTTAATATATTCATAATCTGATTTAATTTCTTTATTATAAGGTCTTTTCATTTTAATTACCGTTTTACCTTCTGGAATATTAACCAACAATTCTGGATTAGTAGTAATTAAGATATCACAATCATCCCAATAATCTTCAAATTTATCATAAAATTTATATTTTTTAAATCTCATCATAGATTTACCTAAAAAGAATAATGTTGGTGGAATTGTTTTAAAATTTTCCTTAGATACAATAGTTATATCTAATTCTTTAAATTTTGAAATAAATTCATTAATATGTAAATCTAATCCTCTATAAAGAGGAGGTGCAGAACCAAAGATTTCAAATAAAAAATCTTCATACATAAATTTTTCATATTGTTCTTTAGCAGTATATTTTTTACTTTCAGTTTTAAATAAGAAAGGATCAGCAACAGATTTACCATTTTCATCAACTTGATATTCTGTTGGTGACATATCTTCTGGAATATCATCTCTCATGATTTGAATTTGTTCAACCCCATCTTCCCATTTATATTCTTTAAAAAAATCAAACACATAAGGTTCTTCTGGAATACCATCTTCACCAAATTCTTGTGCATAAAATTTATCAAATTGAATCCATTTACTCCTTAAAATTTCATCAATATCAATACTAATTCTCAAATTTTTGTTCATATTTAACTTTATTTAATAATTTATTTATTTTATCTTTTTCAATTTTAATTAAATCTTCTTCTGTAATATATTTAGGATTAATACAATCTATTCTTATACCCCTAAATTCAAAGTCAGGACAAAATATATAATCATCTTTATTATCTTCTTCAATAATTTTTTTAAATGAATTTCTTATATCATCCATAATTCTATTNGTATCTTCAAATTCAATATTNTTTAATCCTACATAAACAACATATTTATTTTTCATAATTTATATCTTTTTTTTATTATTATGTGTATCAAAAATTCTTTCAATATCTTTAATAATTGGATTTCTAATGTTATCATCAGAATCATTCATTCTAACAACATTAATACCTTTAACAGTTCCATCAAATAAACTTAAAAGATGTTCTAATGAACTTTCAGATTTATTTTTTAAATCAATTTGTTTTGTATCTCCAAGTATAATCATCTTAGATGATGATGCTATACGAGTCATAATTGTTTGAATGTTAGTTAGTTGCAGGTTCTGAGCTTCATCAACTATTACAATAGAATCATCAATTGTAACACCTCTCATGAATGCTACTGGAAATGGTTTAATAATTTCTTCACCTAATAATACATTTATTGATTGTTTACTAATAAACTTTTCTAAGTTCATATAAAAACTTTGCATATAAGGTTCAATTTTCTCCATATAATCACCCTTTAAAAATCCAATTTCCTCACCCCTTAAGGGTATTACAGATTTTACAAAATAAATTTTCTTGTAATTTGTACTACTTTTTCTAATTAAATTTAACGCATAACCAACACTCAAATAAGTTTTACCACTACCTGCTTGTCCAGAACAAATTGTTATATCATTATTTTTTATTGATTTTATTAATTGTTTTTGACTTTCGTTTTTAGCAACCAATTTCTCTGTTAAATTTGTTGGTATATGTGCTTCTATAATTTTTCTTTCATTTCTACTTTGATTCTCCACAAAATCAGTAAAATCGTTTTCAATTTCTTTGGAAGGTCTTTTAGCCATATATTTATTTTATTATTTGTACTCTATATTTAATTTCTTCTTCTGTTGATTCATCTAAAAAAAATATAAATTAAAATTTTAATATTTTTATTTATTTTTTATTTATATCTAAATGATGGTAAAGCTACTGGTATTAAATTTTCATTTTTTTTATAATAAAAAAAGCTCATTATTTTCATCAATCAAAATTTATCTAAATTTTTCATTAATAACTTCATTATTTAAATATAAATTATTTTTAAATTTTTTAATAATAGAAAAAATTAAAACTCCAATCAAAAATTATATTTAAATAATTTATTTTATTTAGTTCTTCTAATTCGTCTTTTTTCTTTTACTTTCAAATTTAATTTCTTCAATCCATTTATTTTTTTTCATAAATTTTAATTTATAATACAAATTTAATGTAAATTATTTAATAATAAAATAGTTTTTTTTAAATATATACTATTTATTTATAAAACAATAAAAAATTATAAAAATTTATAAATATGAGTACAGATAAAATTAAAGATGCAATCAATAAATATAAAAGTGTAGAAAGAGAACAAGTAAAACAACCTACATCATATGATATACCAAAACAAACTACATATCAACCTGAAATGTATAAAGAAACAGATCCAGATTTAATTGTTGGATACGAAGTTGTTAAATTACCTTCAAAAGGAATTAATAAATATGCTGGTATTGGTTATGATGAGTTTAAAGTTGAATATTTAACATCACAAGATGAGGATGTTCTTACAACTCCATCTCTAATTGAAAATGGTACTGTTTTAGATGTATTATTAAAACGAAAGATTAAAGAGAATATAAATGTTGATGAATTATTTTATGGTGATAAAAATGCTATTACATTGTTTTTAAGAACGTCATCTTATGGTTTTAATTATGATGTTGAAGCATATGATCCAAGAACAGGTTCACCATTTAAAACTACTGTTGATTTATCAAAATTAAAATTTAAAGAAGTAACTGAATTACCAGATGAACATGGTTTATATACTGTGAAATTAGAAATAAGAAAAAAAATAGTTAGGTTTAAATTATTAACATCTGGTGAAGAAAGAAATATTTTAAAAAAAGCTGAAGCAATTAAAGAAGCTTATAATGAAGAAATTTCTCAATTTAATTCTTTAAAATTAAAAGCACATATTGTAAGTATTGATGGTAATGAGAGTAGAGATTATATTAATAAATTTATTGATGCTCTTCCATTGAAAGATACTTATTTAATTAAAAAGAAAATTTATGATGTTACACCTGATTTAGATATGACTTATGAATTTACAACCCCTGATGGATATAAGTTTAAATCAAATTTAAGTATTGGTGTGGATTTTTTTTTCCCAAGCATCTAGCTGGAAAATATAAAAAAATGGTACTAGATGAAATTTATGCAATATCAAAAAATTCAAGTAATTCTTTTAATGATGTAGCTATTTTACCTGTTTATAAAAGAAGATATTTTATAAATAAATTAAGAGAAGAAGTAGAAGAATTTGAAAATCAACAAAGAAAACATAATATAATAAAAAGGTGATTAAATTATTTAATCACCTTTTTTTATTTAACTTATTCTAAAAAAACTATTTATAAGTAAAAATATAAAAAATGCCAAAAGACTTTAATTTAAACGATATATTAAAAAATTCAGAAGAATTAAGAAGAATTAAAGAAGAAATTCGTAGATTAGATGAAATCGAACTTAATAATATTGGTCGTATATTTGATCGTAAGCAAAAAATTTCTCTTTTAGAAAAGAAATTAAGTGACGAAATTGATATTCGTAATAAAATGTATAATGATTATCAGAAGAAACTCGAAGATGCTGAAAAGATGGGTAAGAGAGTACATGCTAATACTATGAAAGCTTTTAGGCGAAAATATGAACAACAACAAAGAATTATCACTCAAAATGAAAAAGAATTAAGACAATTAGAAAACAAAGATAAAAGAATTAGGTTGACTATGAATTTTATTAAATCTGTATTTAAAACAGATTTGATGAGTTTACCATTAATGAATTCTTTAATGGAATTTGATAAGTCTGTAAAAGAAACAGCTTTAAATTTAGGATTATCAGCACAACAAGCAGATTTATTAAGAACTAATTTTGAAGGTGCTTATAAAATTTCATCAAGATTAGGTGCATCAGCAAAAGAAATGAGTGAAGCACAACAAGCCTTTTCTTTTGAAACTGGTCGTTCATCTATACTTACAAGTCAAATGCTTGAAGATATAATGAAAATGTCTAAAGGTTTGGGTATTGGTGCTGGTGAAGCTGGTAATTTAGCTGGTCAATTTGAATTAATAGGTTATAATGCAACAGCAACTATGAATTATATTCAAAATGTTGTTGATATGAGTGAACGTGTTGGTGTAAACACAAATAAAATAATCAAATCTTTAAATACAAATTTTAAAAAATTACAAACATATAATTTTAAACATGGAGTTGATGGAATGAGTAGGTTAGCCATCTTAGGTGAAAAATATAAGATTAATATAGGTTCAGCAATGGCTTCTATGGATAAAGCTAGAAATTTAGAAGAAGTCATTGATATGGCTGCAAATCTTCAAGTTTTAGGTGGTCAGTTTGCTGCTATGGCTGATCCTATGGCTATGTTATTTGAATCAAGGAATGATCCAGAAGCTTATGCTAAAAGATTATCTAATATGACTAAAGGAATGATAGCATTAAGGAAAACATCTGAAGGTTATTCATTTGAATTAGCATCACCTATGGCTAGGGATATGTTAGATAAAGCTGCTCATGCATTAGGAATGTCAACAGAAGAATTAACA